CGGCCTGATGTCCGCCGTCGCCGTGGCCTCCATGGCGCTCGCCGTCGCCATCGCGGCGATCCTGCTCGCGGTCCTCGGGTGGATCGCCGCGATCGTGCGCGGTCGCCGGATCCGCGCCCTGCGGGCCGACCTGCTCGGATCGCAGCAGGCCCTCGTCGCCGCCGTTGCCGCCCGCGAGGACGCCGAGCGCGCAGCGGTCGCCGCCCGGGCGGCCGCCGACGCGGCCGAGGCCCGAGCGAGCTCAACAACTGTTCCACGTGGAACACCGGCGGAGGGCCCGTGAAACGCGGTGGACCCCTCGCGCGCCGGACCCGGCTCGAGCGCCACACGCCGATCGAGGCGAAGTCTGCGCTCGCGCCCGGCAAGCCGCTCGCCCGCCGCACGGCGATCCGGGCCCGCAACCCGAAGCGAGCCCAGGCCGCCCAGGGCGAGGACTTCGGGCCGCTGGCCGACGCCGTGCGCCGCCTGCCGTGCTGCGTCGTGGGCTGCCGGAGAGACCAGGTCGACCCGGCCCACGTCCGCAGCCGCGGCGCCGGCGGGTCCGCGTGGATCGAGGTCGACGGGCGGCGCGTCGGCAACCTCGCGCCGCTGTGCCGCGCCCATCACACCGGCGGCCCGGGCATCACCCGGCCGCAGCACCAGATCGGGGTGCCGCAGTTCGAGCTGGAGAACGCGCTCGAGCTGCGGCTCCCGGGCCGCGAGGCAGCTCGAGCGTTCACCCTCGCCGCGGTCGCCGAGGCGGTCGGCCGGTGGTTCGAGGACGGCGGACCCGAGGAGGGGATCGAGTGGTAGCCGCCGAGGACACGCCGGTCGGCGGGCCGCGGACGATGTTCTTGCTCGACGCGCACAACCTGCTCTACCGCTACTACCACGCGGCCCCGGTGCAGATGCACCAGGGCCACAACGTCAACGCCGTCCGCGGCTTGCGGTCGCTGGTGACGCGCCTGCTGTCCTATGGGCCAGGGGCGGTCACGATCGTGTTCGACGGCGGCGGGTCGTGCTCGGGCCGCAAAGATCTCCTGCCCGCGTACAAGGCCGGAAGAACCGACATGCCCGACGACCTGCGGTATCAGGTCGAGCTCGCGCGCGACTACATGCCGCGGTTCGGCGCGTCGACCGTGCGCGTCGACGGCTACGAGGCCGACGATCTGATCGCGTCACTGGCCTTGCCTGCGCGGGAGGCCGGGCATAGGGTCTATCTCCTGACCTCCGACGTGGATCGGCGGCAAGACGTCTGTCACAAGAGACAGCATGTCCTTGTCTACACGCGGATCGGCGACGGCTGGCGCATCGTCAAGGAGGCGGGGCCTTGGGGTGCCGCCGGGCAAGGTCCTCGACATGCTCGCCCTGTGCGGGGACAAGGTCGACGGCATCCCCGGGGTGCCGGGCGTCGGCGACAAGACGGCCGCCGAGTTGATCCTGCAGTACGGCAGCCTCAAGACGCTGTTCGACCTGCTGCCGACGCTCAAGCGGCAGGGCCTCAAGGACAAGTTGCGCGAGCACCGGGCCGGCATCGACCTCGCGCGCCGTCTGCTCGAGCCCGTGTCGGTGCCGATCGACGCGATCGCCCAAGGGACCATCTATGCGCAAGCCGCGACACACTGAGGAGATCTACCGCCGCATCCTGACGTCGATCTGGCGCGCCGACTGGTGGGCGCGCCTGCCCGAGCGCCCGCGCCTGCTGTGGCTGCGGCTGGCGACCGCGCCGGAGTCGACGCTGATCCCCGGCCTGGTGCTCGTCGACGTCGCCGCCGTCGCGGCGTCGCTCGGGTGGACCCGCGAGGAGGTCGAGCGGATCTCGGCGGCGCTGCCGACGAGCTGCTGCCGCGCCGACTGGCACGCGGGCGTCGTCTGGCTGCCGCCGGTGCTCGGGTGGAACCCCCCGCAGTCGCCCAAGAACGTCAGCGGGTGGCGCGTGTCGTGGGCGCAGATCCCCGACTCGCCGCTGCGCGACGAGATCCGTGAGGACCTGCGGATCCACTGCGCCAAGCGCCTCGGAGGGTTCGAGGCCGCGTTTGCGGCGGCGTGCCCGGTGCTCGTGCGGCCACCAGCGGCCGCACTGCCGCCGGCGCGGATTGAGATCTCCGCTGGCGACGGGATCATCGTCAGCGCGGCCGGCGTCGTCGACCCGGTCGCCGCCGTGCGCGCCGTCGCGGCCTCGCTCGGGGTGTCGATCCAGCTCGGGCCGGCGGTCGTTCCCGAGGTCGTCGAGGCCGAGGTGCTGCCGCGCGAGCGCCAAGAGCCGATCCCCGCGCTGCGGACCTACGCGCCGCCGGCGCCCGCGCGCCCGCGCACCCGCGAGGGCAAGCGCTCCGCGGTGCTGGCCGAGCGCGCCGCCGACGTCGAGCGCGTATTCGCCTACCACGACCAGCGCCGGCGCGCCGCCTTCGAGTTCGCCGGCCGCGCCCCGACGCCGGTCGACGAGGACGGCGTTCGGGCGGCGATCGTCGACCTGTTCGCCGCCGGCCGCACCGTCGCCGAGCTCGAGACCGTGTGCGACCGGCTCTACGAGTACGTCGCGGGCGCCCCCGGCCGTGCCGAGCAATACACCCGTGCGAGCTGGTGGACCCTCGGCAAGCTCAAGGCGTCCGAGGTCGAGCGGCTGCTCCGGCAGGGCGTCGGCAGCAGCGACCCGGCCGGCCTCGGGGCGCTGATCAAGGCGATCAACGACATCCGACCTGCAGGAGCCCGAGCCCTGTCGCCGCTGTCGATGGTCGACAAGCGGCCGATCGCGGTGTTGCTCGAGACCGTGCGCGACAGCGCGGCGATCCTCGACACGATGCAGCAACTCGCCGCCGCCGCGGGAGAGCAGGAGCGCGAGCTCAAGACCCGCGCCCTGGCCGACGACGAGATCCGGCTCGTCAAGGCGTGGGGGCCGACGCTGTGCCGGCTGTCGACCTGGATGACCGCGCAGGCGGTCGCCGAGCGGTGGGTCGCCGGTGAGCGCGGCCCGGCGCTCTACGCCGAGCTGTCGCGGGCGCTGGTCGCAGGCGACGACGCGGACGCGGCGAAAAGCGGTTGACGCGCCGCAGGACAGGGCCTATGCGTTACAGCATGGCAAAGACGGACACCCCTGAGATCATGCTCGGGCGCTACCACGCCCGCGAAGTCACCCTGGCGCAGTTGCAGCGCCGCCGCCTCGAGGCCGCCGAGAACCTCAAGGCGGCGAACAAGGCGATGAAGAAGCTCAAGGCCGAGGCGCCGGCAGAGGGCACCGAGATCGAGCGCCGTCGCTGGCTCGAGAAGATCGGCGAGCAGGAGCTCGAGGTCGACAAGCTCGCGGCCGAGAAGGCCGCCGCCGAGCAGGCGCTCAACGCCCACATCGGGAACAAGGCCCTGCCGCTGTTCGGCGCCGACCCCGATCGCGTGGCGAAGGACTGCATCAGCGGCGGCATGGTGCTGCTGTTCGAGCAGGGCTACAGCCGCGAGTCGATCGAAGAGGTCGCGGAGGTCGAGCTGATGATCGCCGCCTCGCGGTTCGAGTTCGACAAGAACGCGGACGCGAGCAAGACCGCGGGCGACCAGGCGACGCTGTTCCCCCTGGACCGCGATCGAGACGAGCTCGAGCGCTCGCTCGCGTACATCCTCGGCCCGAACCTGCCCCGCCCGTCGCCCTTCGCCTGGATCGAGATCGTGGCGCACTGGACCGACGACGAGCTTGAGGCCGCGTGGTCGTGGGCGACCGCCCCCCAGAACCGCGACCAGCCCGCGTGCATCACCAGCGTGCTCACCGGCGAGCTCGATCGCTACGAGCACGATCCGATCCTGCCGGCGACCATCTACACGACCGACGCCGCGGACGCGCGGATCGGCGATCACCTGTCGGTCGAGATCGACGAGACGGGCCGCGTCGTCGTCAGCCCGACGAAGGGACCGCCGCAGGAGGTCGGGCGCCTCAAGCCGTCGCAGACGCTCATCCCCGTGTTCGCGGCGATCCGGCTGATCGCCGCGGCGCACCCGCGCTGGAACACCGGCCGCGACGACTGGACCTGGAAGAACCGCGACAAGGCCCGCGACGAGGTGCGCGCCGATCGAGAGGCGGCCAAGCCGCGCATGCCGCCGAAGAGGAAGCCCGAGGCCGAGGTCGCGCCCGCGCCCGCGCCGACCCCGGCCGCGAACGACGAGCAGCCGCACGCGCTCGACGACATCCCCGTCCCGAAGCTGCTCGACGCCGTCCGCGCGTCCAAAGGCAGCCTGACCGAAGCCGGCAAGATCCTCGGCATCACGCGCGACGCGATGCGGCGTCGGTGCGAGAGGCACGGCATCGATTACAAGGCGATGAAGCTGTGAGGTCCTTCGACGAGCTCGCCCGCATCCGCCCGATCGTGCTGCGCCTGCTGCACGTCTGGCTCGAGGGACAGCAGCGCTATGAGGAGGGGTGGAGCGACGAGCATCTCGCCGGCGTCCTCGGGGCCGACCCCGCCGAGGTGTCGTTCGTCCGCTTTGCGGCCTTCGGCGCCGAGGCCGAGGCCGGCGAGCTGTGGCGGATCCGGCAGGCGATCGAGCTGCTCGAGGAGCACCACGACGACACCGCGCGGCAGGGCCACCGCGACGCGCTCGTGCAGGCCGAGGGGCTGCCGGCCCTGCAAGCCGCGCTGCGAGCCGGCACGGCGCCGGCGGGCGGGCGGTACGAGGGAGGATGGAGCGACGACCGGATCGCCGACCTGACGGGGCTGCCGCCGGGCCTGGTGACGCGCCTGCGCGCCACGATCCCGTGGGTCAACCCGGCGGCACGGGCCGAGCGCCAGCGCCAGCGCCGCGCGGCCCGGCTGTTCCGCCCGACCCGCGCCGGCCGAGCGCTGCGGCTCGCCGAGGAACTGCACCCCGCGACCGGCAAGCCCTACACCCCCGACCAGATCGCCGACGCGCTGCTCGCCGCCGGCGAGCAGGCCAGGACGCCCGCCGCCCGCGCCGCGCTCGTCGCCTGGATCGAGTCGACCGTACGCGTCGGGCAACTCCGCATGGCGACGCACCCTACGAAGGGGGTGCCGTACACGCTCGACGAGATCGCCGCGCGCGTCGGCGCCAGCAAGCAGGCGATCTCAAAGATCCTAAAGCGGTTCGACGACGAGGCCGCCGGCCCGCGCGTCGACGGCCGCCCGAGCCACCTCACCGACGAGGTGATCCACAAGCTCGAGACGGCCGACGAGGCGGACGTCGACCGCGACCGGATCGGCGCCTGGATCGCTCGTCGGCTGTGGCCGCGCGCGCCGAAGGTCGATCGCGCGAGCCAGGCCCGCAAGATCCGCGGCTGGCGGCAGGCCGGTGCCGCAGCGCTCGAGGCGGGGGACACCGACGCCCCCGCGGCCAAGTTCGAGGCGGCCGTGCGCCGCCTGCTCAACGCGCCAGGGCCGGCGCCCGAAACACCGCGGCCGCGCGCCGCAAGGAGGAAGGGATGACGAGGAACGACGAGGAGAACGCACGCAAGTTCGCCTGCCCGCGCTGCCGCGCGGAGGCGGGGGCCAACTGCCGAGGGATCGCCGCCGGGCGCGTCCACATGGAGCGCCTGCACGTCGCCCGCGCGGCCGACCGCGCCAAGACGCCCGGGGAGGCGCTCGAGCGCATGTCGGCCGACCTGCGCAAGATGCTGGCCGAGATCGGCCCCGGCGATCAGCTCAAGCAGCAGACGGCCGGGGCGGCGATGAGGTGGTCGCGCAAGCTCGCCGGCGGCGGCTACCTGGGCGCGTACCTCACCCGCCAGGTCGAGGAGGGCGAGCGCCTCGGGGTGCTGCGGCGCGCAGCCGGGTCGCCGCCGACGATGGTCCTGTCCGACTTCGGGGCGCTCGTGCAGGCGGCGATGCGCCTATCCACCCTGCCGCAAGCCCTGGTGTACGCGCGGGCGAACGGGGGATCGACATGACGCGCTCGCACCACCTGCAACTCGGCGAGCGCCGGGCGGACGTGTACCTCGGCGACGCCGTCGAGGTGCTGTACAGCCTCCCCGCGGCCTCGGTCGACGTCGTGTTCGCGGATCCGCCATACTTCCTCAGTCGTGAGGGTGGCTCGACGTGCCGGGGAGGCAAGCGAGCTCAGGTACGAAAAGGCGCGTGGGACGTGCCGACCACACCCGCCCTGTACCTCAACCAGATCGCGCATGCCGAGCAGGCGCGCGTGTGGCAGCTCGAGCTGCTCGGGGCGCCGCGGTGATCGTCGAGCGGATCGCCCTGCCCCGCACCGCCGAGGGCAGGCTCGACGAGGCGGCCTGGCACGCGCTGCGCCGCGAGGACGTGACGGCTTCCGACGTCGGCGCGCTGTTCCGGGTCCACCAGCGGACGACGGCGCTCGGCCTCTACGCGGACAAGACGCAGGGGCCGGCGGGCGGCGACTCGCAGGCGGCCCGCCGCGGCCGGGTCCTCGAGCACTTCGTCGCCGCCGAGCTGGCGCTGCGCTGGGGAGACGCCGCCGAGGTCGAGAAGGCCGACGACTACCTGCGCGGGCGCGACCCCGCCGACGAGCACATGCGCGTCGGGGCGACGCCCGACTACTACGTCGAGCGCGAGGGCCGGCGGGGGACGCTCGAGATCAAGACCGTCAACGCGATCAAGTTCCGCCGGACCTGGATCGGCGCGCGCGGGCCCGAGCCGCCGCTCGACTACGTGTTCCAGGCTCGGACGCAGGCGATGCTGGCCGGCACCGACGAGGCGGTCCTCGCCGCGCTGGTCTGCGACGAGGCGGAGGAGATCCTCACCTGGACGATCGAGCGCGTGCCGCGAGTCGAGGAGGCGATCCGCCGGAGGGTGTCGATCTTCTGGCGGGCGGTCGCCGCCGGCACCTACCCGATGCTCGAGCTCGGGCGCGAGGCGGCGGCGTTCGACCGGCTGCCGAAGCGCTACGGCGCGGTGACGCCGATGCTCGGCGACCCGCGGGCGTCGGCGCTCGCGGCCCGCCACCAGGAACGCACGGCGCAGGTCGCCGAGGCGCAGCGCGAGTTGCGGGAGATCGAGGACGAGTTACGGGGCATGATGGCCGGCGCCGCCGCGGTCATCCTCCCCGACGCCCGGCGCGTGGTCGTCGGGCGCTACCCGGGCGGCAGGAGGCTCAAGGTATGGTGAGAGATCTGGTCCCACACACGCAGGCGGAATGCCTGGACGCCGCGCGCCGGCTGGTGCTCGCCGGGCTGGTCAGCGAGCAGGAGCGAAGCGAGGCGACCGAGCGCGCCCGCGCCTACGGCTGCGAGGTGCGCGAGGCGCTCGAGGCCGCGTTCTTCGCCCGCATCCTCGCCGGCGCGACTCGGGGGATCGACCCGGCGACGTCGCTGCGGCTGTTCGTGATCTACGGCGGCGCCCTCTCGATCGTCCGCGAGGGCCCGCTCGCGCTGGCCCGGCAGTCCGGGCAGCTCGACGCGATGATCGAGCGGGTGCTCGTGCTCGACGCCCTGCAGCGGCTCGAGGACGTCGAGATCGCCGTCGAGTGGGCCCGCGAGCGCGGCGAGGCCGGGCCCGAGCAACTCGGGAAGCGCCTCGCCGAGAAGGTCGCCGACCGCCTGCGGCAGCTCGAGATCGGGGGACGGGCGGACGGCGACGGCTACGAGGCCGCGGTGTGCTGCGTCTGCAGGGCCGGCGAGTGGCACGTCGAGATCCGCGACATCGACCACGCCCGCGAGGCCGGGCTGCTCGGGTCCGAGTGGTGGGCGACCCGGCGGATCGAGGCCCTCACCTACAGCGCCCGCCAGCCGCTTCTGCGGCAGGTGTTCGGCGACATCCTCGCGGGCCTGGCGACCGAGGACGAGATGCAGCGGACTCAGCCGCCGCCCGCCCCGGGGCGCGACGATCCGCCGGCGGACGACGACGAAGAGGGCTTGCGCGAGGGCATCCGCGCGGCATAGTGCGCCCCATGAACGACCGCGAGAAGCAGGAGGCGCAGGCGAGGGAGATCGAGCGCCTGCGCAAAGAGAACGAGCGCCTCCGCGGCGACAAGCAGCGTGAGGGCTCGCAGGACTGGATGAAGAAGCCCGGGCAGGCTGACGGGCCCGGCCGCGTACGGAGGTCAGGATGAGCGCGCTGTGGCACTCGCTCGAGCCCTGGGGCTTCCCGGGCTACGAGATCGACCGGGCCGGGAACGTCCGGCACGAGGGGCGCCTGCGGGCCCCGAACAGGCTCGGGGCCGTGGTCCTGGTCGACGCCGACGGCGAGCGCCGCTGCAGGTCGGTCGGGAAGCTGGTCCGCGAGGTGTTCGGGGCCGACGCCCCGGGCGCCAGCTCGGACCCGGCGAAGCTCGACGAGGGCAAGGTCCGCGAGATCTTGGCCTCGGGCGAGTCGAACCTCGTCCTCGCGGCCCGCCTCGGGGTCAGCCCGTCGACCGTCAAGGCCGCGCGCGCGCGCCAGACCTGGCGCGGGGTGAAGGCCCGCCGGCCTCGCGCGCGCCCTCAGACCGACGCCGAGTCGCTCCGGGCGGCTTGACACGGCGCGCCGCGGGCGCTTTTCTCCGCGGCCGTGACGCGACTCCGCGCCGACAACATCGACAAGGTCCGCCGAGACGCCGCCGCCGACAAGGCGCGTGTCCGGCGGACCTACTCGATCAAGGTCGACGCGACCGAGGGCGCGAAGCAGCGGGCTGATGGGTCGTGGGAGTTCGACGGCGTCGCCACCCGCGGCGACGCGGTGTTCGACTACTCCTACGACATGGGCCGGACCTGGCGCGAGTACAGGCCGCCCGACGAGGTGTTCGCGCCGCTGTCGATCGACTCGCTGATCGGCGCTGCGATCACCGACGACCACCCCGCCGAGTTCGTCGACATCTTCAACGCGCGCGACCTCTCGCGCGGGCACGTGATCAACGCCTGGCGCGACGGCAACCTCATGCGCGTCCGGGTGCTGGTCCGCGACGCGGAGTTGCTGCGCAAGATCTTCGAGCTCGGCAAGGTCGAGCTCTCCTGTGGATACACCGCGCGCACCGAGGGACCGCCGGGGACGCACCCGGTCGAGGGGCCCTACGAGGCCACGCAGCGCGAGATCATCCACAACCATCTCGCCGTGGTCGACGCTGCCCGCGCTGGACCACAGGCGAGACTGGCGGTGCCGACGCTGCCGCAGGCCGCGGAGACCGGGGCAAACCCGGCCGCCGCGACCGGCGACAAGCGGGCCGCCAGTCCACCCCGGCGCGGGCAAAAGGACGCACCCGTGAACGAACTGATCGTCAACGGTACGAAGTACGCCGTCAGCGCGACGGCGGCCGAAGTGCCGGAGGCGCTCGCGATGCTGTGGGCTCAGATGGAGCAGCAGCTCGCCGAGGCCAACAAGAAGATCCAGGAGTTGCAGGCGGCCGCCGGGGGTGCGGCCACCACGCCCGCGACGCCTGCCGCCGACCCGAACGCCGCGGCCGCCCCCGCCGCCGAGACACCCGAGGATCCCGAGATGGAGATGGGCGACAAGAACAAGGGCGACAAGGCCAAGGGCGGCAAGCAGCCCGAGGCCGCCGCCGGCATGACCAAGGCGCAGATCGACGCGCTCGTGCAGGAGCGCGTCAAGTCGCAGGTCGACGCCGCGCTCAAGCAGCATGGCGACGCCGCGACCCGCCGCGCGCGGATCATCGGCGACGCCGGCCGCGTCCTGCCCAAGACCTACGAGTTCGAGGGCAAGTCGGACGCCGACGTGCTCGCCGACGCCGTGATCTCCTGCGACAAGAGCTACGAGGGCATCGCCCGCAAGCTGGCGAAGGACAACAACACCGAGCGCCTGCACGGGATCCTTATCGCCAAGATCGACGCGATCGAGAGCGCGATGAGCCGCGGCAACCTGCTCGCCTCGGGCGCGCTCGTCCGCGACGCGCAGAGCGACGACACCAAGAACTCCGCCGACGCCGCCCGCGATCGCATGCGCGACCGCAAGCTCGGCACCAAGACCTCCAACACGGCCGCGGGCGCGGCCGGGAACGGGAAGTGATCGGTCATGCTGCTCAACTACGCCGCACAGCAACCCCGGGGCTACGAGGGTCAGGTCGACGGCCCGATCTCGCACGAGGACACGTTCCCGCGCACCAACCCCGCCAAGGCCCAGAAGGGCACGATCACGATCGCCGGCACCGCCAGCGACGGCACCTACTCGGCGACCTTCGTCGACCCGGCTGATCCCGACGTCTCCTACGTCGGGACCTTCGAGCGCGCCAACAGCGAGACCAACAACCAGATCGCGGCGGCCCTCGCCACCAATCTGGTCAAGAAGCTGTTCCTCAAGGCGGACGTGACGGTGGCGACCAACGTCATCACCGTCGACATGAAGAACGCGGACATCACCTACAGCGTGTCCACGTCGGCCCCGGGCCTCGGCACCGCGACCTGGGCGCAGACCGTCGCGGCCGGCGGCAGCTACATCCCCTTCGGGCGGTTCGTCGCCGGCGGCGGCGACGGCGTCACCATGCGCCCCCTGCAGAGCGGGGACACCGTCGCCAACGTCGCCGGCGTGTCGATCCGCGAGCTGGCGGTCGAGACCCGCGGCAGCAACACCTCCGACGACGGCGTGCCCCCCGGCCGTGAGGGGGCCGTGCTCTCCAAGGGACCGATCCTCATGTACACCGAGGAGGCGGTCACGCCGGCCGACACCTGCTACGCGCGCATCATCGCCAGCGGCACGAACACCGAGATCGGCCGTGTCCGCAAGAGCGCGGACGGTGGCAACGCCGTCGACGTCTCCACCATCGCCCGTTTCGACGGGTCGGCCGCCGCCGGCTCGATCGTCCGGGTCCTCGTCAACCGCCCGCTGCCCCCGGCCTGACCGGGAGGAGTCACCACCCCACCATGAGCGCCAACCTCTTCGAGCAGATCAAGGGCGGTGCCGCCAGCCTGGGCGTCACCGCCGACAAGGCCCCGGACCTGTTCCGGCTCGCCAACACCCTCCACGACGACAAGCAGGGCCACACCATCAGCGACGGGATCCGTCGCGGCGTCGGCAAGGCCGCCACGGACCTCGCCCACGGCGACGCGAGCAACCTCCCGGTGTTCGCGCGCGAGCTCGAGTACGTCTACACCACCGTCTACGAGCAGGAGTTCGCCGAGCTCAAGATGGCGAACGGCGCGGTGATCCCGATCGACGAGTCGGTCGACAACGCCGCCGAGACGTTCACCTACTACACGCTGTCCGCCGCCGGCATCGCCAAGATGGGCAACACCTACGCGATGGGCGGCATCCCGCGCGTGTCGATCAGCGGCATCAAGACGACCGGCAACATCGCCGCGATCCTCAACTGCTTCGGCTACTCGGTCCAGGACATGCGGGCGATCGCCCGCACCGGCCGCAACCTCGACACGATGTACGCGACGGCGAGCCGCCGCGGGCACGAGGAGCTGTGGAACCGCGCCGGCCTGTGGGGCGACAAGTCGCACAAGCTGCACGGCCTGCTGACGCACCCGAACGTGCCGACGCAGTACGCGCCGGTGGGCGTCGGCGGCGACACCAAGTTCAGCGGCAAGTCGTTCGACGAGGTGTTCGCCGACTTCGTCGCGCTGATCGAGGGCGTCGCCGAGCGCACCTACGGCAAGGAGCGCGTCACCCACGTGTTCTACCCGCGCGAGGTGAACCGGGTCCTGCTGACCCTGCGCGTCCCGGGGCAGACGACCACGCTCAAGCAGCACCTCGCCGAGAACTACCCCGACGTGACGTTCGACGTGCTCGACGAGCTCGGGGCCAGCCACCCGCTGAACCCGACCGGCGTCGGCATCATGGTCGCGCTCCGGCAGGACCGCGACGCGGCGGCGCTCGTCATCCCGCAGATGTACGAGATGTTCGAGCCGCGCTGGTTCGGCCTCGAGTGGCTCACGATCGCCCACAGCCGGATCGGCGGGGTCAAGATCCCGCGGCCGTACTCGGTCTCGATCATGGCCGCGATCTCCTGATCGCAGCCGACCGCCCCGGGCGCTCGCCCGGGGCTTGACACGGGCATAACCCCTGATCCATCAGCCGGGCCACATGAGCGACATCGAGATCATCGTCAACTACACGCAGCACGAGGTCGGCATCCCCTTCGGCGAGTACAGCAAGGTGCTCGCCCCCGGGGCCAAGGGCGAGGGCGGCAAGCCCGGCGCCGGCGTCCCGTCCAAGACCCCGGACGTGCTGCGGATCATGCCGGGGATCAACCTGCCGACCGTCTCGGGCGTCGTCGGCCAGGCCCGGCGCGAGCTCAAGGCCGACGAGGTCGGCAAGGTGATGGCGCACCCGCAGGTCGATCGCCTGGTCTCCAGGGGCGTCCTCGGGACCTTCAAGCGGCTCGCCGAGATCCCGACCGGCTCGCGGATCGAGATCGCCAAGAACTCGGCCGACGTCGCCGCGCTCAAGGCGTGGGAGGGCCGGGAGAGCGACCCGAAGGTCAAGCACGCGATCGCCGAGCAGATCAAGTCGATCGCCGAGACCTTCGGCGAGGCCGGCGACTACCGCAACGTCGAGCAGATCCCGACCTACACCGGCGCCGACGCGACGATCTGATCATGGCCTTCGCCACCGACGAGCTGCTGCTGAACCTCGCGCCCGGCCTGGCCCGGCCGCAGATCGTCGAGTTCTGGGTATCGGCCGCTGCCGACACCACCTACAAGATCGCCGTCGCCGACGAGCAATACAGCTACACGGCGGCCGGCAAGACGGTCGGCGAGATCCGCGACGCGCTGTTCGGCGAGATCGTCGCCCCCGACATCGCGCCGATCGTCGCGGCGCCCAAAGCCGAGGACCGGATCAAGGTGACGGGGACGCCCGGCGATCCGTTCGAGTTCTGGGCGCTGCCGTTCGACAAGCTCAAGGCGATCCCGACGCAGCAGGCGAGCGGCCCGTCGACCGCGCTGCGGCTGCTGATCCTCGAGGCGACCTCGCTCCTCGTGCCCTCCGACGTGTGGGGCGCGAAGCAGGTGTGGGGGCACGCCTACCTGACGCTGTTCTTCCTCAAGAAGATGGCGAACATCGAGTCGAACGGCACGGACGGCCAGGCCGCGTCGCTGGCGCTCGGGCCGGCCTCGCTGTCGCTGACGGCGCCGGCGGAGGCCGACCTGCTCGCCGACCCCAGCGGCTACGGGTCGCTCTACCTGACCTACTACAACAGCCTCGTGGCAGGGCCGATCTGGTCGTGAGCTTCGAGATCAAGGACATCGACCGCACCGCGGGCCTGATCGCCGAGCTCACCGTGCTCAACGCGGCGACGGTCAAGGTCGGCGTCCTCGGCGACTCGCCCAAGAACGCGCGCCACGGCGAAGAGGGCCACGCGACCAACGCCCTGATCGCGGCCGCCCACGAGTTCGGGACCGACGACATCCCGCGCCGGCCGTTCCTCGCGCCCGCGCTCGACAAGGGCGCCAAGAAGATCACCGACGCGCAGGCCGAGATGATCGGCAAGGTGCTCGACGGCACGATGCTCGCCGAGCAGGCGCTCGGCCTCCTCGGCGAGCTCGGGGTGTCGCTGGTCAAGGCGGAGATCCGCAGCGGCCCGCCGCCGCCGCTCGAGCCGTCGACGGTCGCGGCGAAGGGCAGCTCGCACCCGTTGATCGACAGCGGGCAGATGCTCGCCAGCGTCACCTACAAGATCGTGCGGGTCGGAGGCGGCGATGGTTGACCTGCGGCCGCTCGCCGAGAAGGTGGTCCGCAAGTTCGCGGACGATCCCCTGTCGGGCGAGGTGTGGACCCGCGAGCGGGCGGCGCCGTCGACGACGCTGCCGAGCGGGTCGATCGCCACCGCGCTCGCCGACAAGTTCGAGTTCCGCTGCTTCGTCAACCCCCTCGCCGGCCGCCAGGCGGTCAAGGGCGAGCCGGACGGCGAGAAGCAGGACGAGATCGTGACGCTCTACGGCTGCACGCTGCAGCAGGTCAACGGGCTCGCGTTCTTGATCGACTTCGTGCCCGCCGACGACGAGGCGAACAGGCGGGGCGACATCGTCCGCCGGGCAGACGGTCGCGCCTACGAGGTGATCGCGTCGATCCCGTGGGCCGCCGGCGAGTTCTTCGAGATCAGCGCGAGGCGGGTGGTCGGTGGCTGAACCGTTCCCCGACTGGCCCGCGACCTGGACCGCGCTGCGGACCTATCTGCTCGCCGCGTCGACGGCCGAGAAGGTGTACCGCGCGCTGCAGAACGCTCCGGACCAGCGGGCCAGCACCGGAGCGGCGTCGCTGCGCTTCTGGGCGCCGGGGGGCTTCGCGCACCCGTCGAGCTTCCGCCACCGCACGCGCATCAAGCAGAAGCAGCGGTGGATCTACAAGGTCCTGTCGGCCGTGTCCGGCCAGGTGTACACGGCCCGCCTCAAGGGCGTCGGCTACGCCTACACCGCGCAGCCGGCCGACAACGTCACCGCGATCCGGAACGGGCTGTCGACCGCGATCGGGGCCGCGGCCACCCGGACGCCGATCGGCGCCGACGAGCTGCAGGTCGAGGCGCTTGTCGCCGGTGACCACCTCGAGGCCGAGGCCACCCCCCCCGAGCTGCTCACCGTTCGGCAGACCCGCAAGGGCGGCCTCGAGACCAACTGGTCGCCCTGCGAGCTGGTGGTTGAGCTCGAGGCGCGCGTCGACTTGCCGCCGGCGGACCCCGACAGCGTCAAGCCGGCGATGTACTACATCGAGCGCGCGTGCGCGGGCTTCCACGAGCCGGCCGGGCCCTACACGGCCTTGCACTCGGCGGGCCTGGCCTTCTTGCGCTACGCCGCGCAGCCGACCGATCTGTCGAGCCTCGACAGGTCGAGCATCATCTCGCGGGCCCGCGTCGACGTGGTATTCAGCGTCGACGCCGGGGCTCGCAGCGAGTTCGATCTCGTCAAAGGGTACGAGACCCCCGAGTCAGGAGTGCAGCCGCCGTGACAAGTCCCGTCGTCGTCAACGTCGTCAACCAGTCCTACACCACCGAGCTCGAGTTCTTCGGGGTTCCGCTGATCGTCGGCACCGTCAGCAGCGACGTCGCTACGGCCATGACCGAGCGGGCGATCACCGTGACGCCGAACAACTACAAGACCGCCCTCGCCGCCAAGGGGTTCGTCAGCAGCGACGCGCACTGGAAGCACTGCGAGGCGATCTTCGCCCAGACCGACGCGGCCTCGCCGATCACGTCGGTCGTGATCGGCCGCCGGGCGACGCCGGTCGCCAAGGTCATCACGATCACGGTCGGCGGCAACACGGACGGCAACTACTCGATCCAGGTCAACGCCGATACTCCGACTGTCTACGCTGCCGCCGGCAAGACGCAGACCGAGATCCGTAACGAACTGCTCGCCCTGTTCGGCGGCAACGCCACCGTCACCGGGGCCTCGGTCGGCGGCAACCAGCTCACCCTGACGGCGAATGCGGCCGGCCTCGACTTCGACGTCACCCTCGCGTCGCCGGGCGACGTGATGACCAAGGCCGTCACCACGCCGAACGTCGGCATCTACGAGGACCTCGACGCGATCAAGGCGGAGAACTTCTCGTGGTTCGGCATCCTCGAGACCGCGCACAGCAAGGCCGCGATCCTTGACGGCGCCCGGTGGGCCTCGGCCTACCCGGTCAAGTTCTTCGCCGAGACGAACGACACCGCCGTCAAGAGCAACGCCGCCGGCAACGTCGCCGCGGCGCTCAAGGCCAAGGCGTACAAGAACACCAGCCTGCGCTACCACCACACCGGCAGCGAGCTATACACGGCCGCCCTGGTCGGCCGGTGCCTCGGCTACGACGTCGGGCGGATCCAGTGGTCGCACCGGCGGCTGGTCGGCATCACCGCGCGCAACTACGCGGCCGAGGCCGGGGTCGTCGAGGCGTTCGAGCTCAACTACGTCGGCCGCTACGACACCGAGGGCCGCGGACGGTCGCTCTACAACTACACCTGCGACGGCGGGTTCATCGAGATGGAGATCGGCCGGTGGGTGTGCCGCGCCCGCGTCCAGGACCGCCTGCTGACGCGCCTCGCCGACAACGACATCACCGCCTACACCACCGAGGAGGGCGTCGCCTCGGGCGCCGCCTGGATCCGCGAGGCGCTCAACGAACTCGCCACCGGCGGCGGCACCGGGTTCTTGCGCCGTGAGACGATCGAGATCACGAGCGTGCCGATCGAGTCGCAGCCGGACGCGAACGTGTCCAAGCTCAAGATCGGCGGCTACGTCTGGACGGCCAAGTGCCGCGTCGGGGTCAACGAGATCGAGGTCACTGGCTACAACGCCATCTGATAGGGGGCCAACACCATGAGCGCCACAGTCTCCAACCGGGTCAAACAGTTCCTCATCAACGGCGTGCCGGTGAGCGTGATCGGCGGCCTGCAGGGCGGGGACGCCGTCGTGATGGCCCCGCAGGGGCAGGTCGCGGTCGGCGTGCGCGGCCTCTACGGCGACGGCGTCCACGTCTACCTCGAGAGCGAGGGGCACTGGATCGTCGACGTCAACTGCTTCGAGACCAGCGAGGTCAACAGCGTCTTGCACACCGCGAACGCGGCGCGCAAGAAGCTGCCGATCGAGTTCACGGACGGCGAGAAGACGGTGCGCTCGGGCACCGCGACGGTGATCCAGCAACCGACCCTCAAGATATCCGAGTCGGTCGTCGTCCACGTCTGGCGCCTCGAGAGCTTCAACTTCAAGGGGACCATCTCCGGCAAGTCGGTGACGTGATGGGGCTGCTGTCCTGGATCGCACAGGCGAGCGAGGGCGTCGGCGGCCTGCCGAAGTTCGGCAAGGACGAGACGCCGATGGTCGTGCGGCGGTGGTCGCGGTCGGGCCGCTACGCGATCCGAGCGCTCAACCCATTCGACGCCCTCGAGCTGCGGTTTCGGCTGGCGTCGATGCTCGGCCGCGAGTTGCTGGCGGCCCTGTGGGACATCGCCGTGCTGGTCGCCGGCACGGAGGTCGGCACCGTCAACTACCGCAAGATCTACGCGGCGCTGCGCAGGTACGTCGCGCAGAACCCGAGCGGCCTGCCCGACCGCAAGGCGGTCCAGGAGGCCGCGGGCGAGCTGTACGCCGAGGCGATCAAGCGGCTTCACGGCGTCATGCCCAACGAGCGCGAGGTCGACCTGTCCGCGGTGATGACGGCGGCGCGCCCGTACTTTGAGATCGTCGGGCCGGCCCTCGGAGCGGTCGAGCCCGCGGCGGCGATGGAGATCGCCGAGTTCATGCTGATCGTCCGGCGCGAGGGCGGCAGCGGTCTGTACATCGGCGGCGAGCCAGTCAAGTCGATCGACGCCGCCAACAACCTCGTGCCGCACGAGGACGTGTGGCCGATCGTCTTCTGGGCCCTGCTGTTCAACCTGCGCCCTTTTATGCCCGCCGCGAGTACAGCCCCGCCCCGCGGCCGGTAGCAGCAGCAGGAGGGCGCCCGGCCCCGTGGGGCCCGAACACCGGCCCGACCTGGCCGGCGCACCGCCTCGTCTACGAGCACGGGTTCACGCCTGAGCAGGTGCGCGCGATGTCGCTGCGCGAGGTCCTCGACGCCAACGAGGCGATCGACGTGATGTACGACGTGCTACACCCGCCCGAGGAGCCGAAGATCCCGGGCACGAGGACGCCATGAGCTTTATCCGCGAGCTCGCCGCCAAGCTGGGGTTCCAGGTCGACCTGGACCCGCTCGAGCGCTTCAACGATGAGATCGACGACAGCAAGTCGGCGCTCGAGTCGATGAAGGAACGCGCGGCGGGGGTCATGGACCAGCTTGCCAAGCTGAATCAGGTGTGGGAGCTGACCTCCAAGGTCGCCAGCACCGCCTGGGGCGTGCTCAAGGACTTCACGATCACCGCCGCCGAGTCGGGCGCGAAGATCGCCGACACCAGCGCGCAGCTCGGGATCAACAGCACGGCCTTGCAGCGGTTGCAGTACGCCGCCGAGGCGACCGGAAGCAGCGCCGACACGATGAACAAGGCGCTGCTCGAGCAGGAAAAGCTGATCCGCGAGTCGGCCAAGGGCGCGACCCCGTTCTCGGAGGCGCTCAAGCAGATCGGCCTGCGGGTCGAGGACCTCAAGAACATGTCGCCCGAGGAGCGGTTCGGGCGCATCGGCGACGCACTCTACAGCGTCCGCGATCAGGGAGAGCGGGCCGCGATCAGCCTCGCGCTGTTCGGCGGCGAGGGCAGCAAGATACTACCGCTGGCGCTCGAAGGCAGCGCCGGGATCAAGGCCCTGGGCGACGAGGCCGAGCGCCTTGGCATGGTGCTCGGCGAGGACGTAGTCGAGGCCGGGGCTGACTTTGATCAGTCGGTCAAGCAGATGCAGGGGATGGTGCAGGGGATCAAGAACGACATCGGCGCCGCGCTGATGCCGACGATCACCTCGCTCGTCAAAGAGGTCGGCGCGTGGATCAAAGAAAACCGCGAGCTGATCAAGGAGAACGTCAAGGGCTTCATCAGCGGTCTGATCGAGGCCGGCAAGACCCTCGCGCCGATCATCACCACCGCCGCGAGCGCGGCCTCGGGCCTCGTCAACGCGCTCGGAGGCATCGGCAACGTCACCGCCCCGGCGATCGCCGGCTTGGGCGCCCTCAAGATCGCCACCCTTGCCGCCGCCGGGCCATGGGGGATCCTCGCCGGCGCCGCGGTCGCGGCCGGCGTCGCCATCGTCGGCGCCATGACCAAGAGCGAGAAGAAGATTGGCGACGTCGAGCGCGCCTCGCAGCGCCTCGCCAAGTCGCTCGACTTCGAGAAGGGCCTCGAGGGCAAGACGACCGCGGACCTCAAGCGGATGAAAGACGAGCTCGCGCGCGAGCGCCAGCAAAACCGCTTCGTCCGCGAGAACGTCGTCGGCCTGACGCCCAAACAGATCATGGCGCTCAACGAGGAGCGCAAGCTCGACGTGGAGAACATCGACGAGCGCGAGTCCAAGCTCGACGCCGCCCTCAAAGCCGCCGAGGACGCCGAGGCAGAGGAAGCGAAGATCAAGGCCGCCGAGGAGGCCAAGAAGCAGGCCGACGCCGACGCCAAGGTCGACGAGGAGAACCAGGCGATCGCCGACAAAGTCGAGTACGACTACCTACGCGGCAAGAAGAACAAGACGAAGGACCAGAAGGCGCGGATGGCCGAGCTGCAGAAGAAGCTCGGCATCTCGCCGAAGTCGGGCGGCGCCAAAAAGGACGAGAAGACGGCCGACGAGCTAGTGCTCGCGGCCTCGGGCCGGTCCGCTGGCGGCGTCCTCGGGGCCACCTCCGCGCCCGGACTCGGCACGACGGTCAACAACATCTCGATCGACTACTCGCAGGACAACAAGTTCACGTTCCAACTGCCCTACACCGCGCAGCGGAGCCCGCAGGACTTCGCGCGCGACTCGGGGCTGATGATCGCCGACAAGCTGGCCGAGCAAAACGAGCAGCTCGCGGCGTACCTCAACGCAGGCAAGCCGCTCGGGGGGTGACATGCTGATCCGCTCCAAGACCTCCATCGGCGACGTCACCCTCGACGCGACGCTCCGGATCTCGCACCGCGTCATGGCCGAGGTGACACAGCAGCCGATCGAGGAAGGGGCCGACATCGCCGACCACATGCGGCTGATGCCGCAGGGGCTCGAGATCGTCGGCATCATCGTCCCCGACGACCCGAGCATCATCGCCACCGGCGGCGCCTTCGGCGAGAACGCCGAGGCGACCGTCAGCAACGCGTTTCGCGTCCCCGGGCTCGCCAGCCAGGCCCGCGACGTCGAGGCGTGGCAGAACCTCAAGGCGCTGATCCGGGGGCGCAAGCGCCTCGAGATCATCACCCGCTACGACACCTACTTCATCTTGCCGATCGAGCTGCTCGCCGACGAGGACGCGGGATTTGGGACCGCGCTGCAGTTCACCATGCGGTTCCTCGAGGTCGAGATCGGGACGGTGCGCTCGCTCGACAACATCGACGACGCGCTCAAGGACACGGTCGGCGGCAAGGTCGGCGGCGACAACCTCGGGCAGCAGACCCTCGGCGGCGAAGAGGAGATCCAGGCCGGCAAGCAGACCAAGCCCAAGCCCAAGGTCGTCAACAGCTTCAACACGGTCTACCAGGCGGGGTGAGCGATGGCGTTCAAGGCGAGACCGATCCCGGGACCAGAACAGGCGAGCCGCGGCGAGTTCACGATCGTCGTCGAGCTCGGGCAGCCGGGGGCAAGCGGCCTGCCGTTCAAGATCGTCTGCCGGTGGAACGTGCGCGAGGCGTTCTGGATGGCGTCGATGTTCGACGCCAGCGACCGCGCGATCGTGCGCGACATCGCCGTCCGCTGCGACGAGGACATCCTCGAGAACGTGATCCGTCCGTACACGCCGCCGGGCGCGGTCGTCTGCCGCGACGTCACCGCCGCCGACCGCGACCCCGATCGCCAGGGGTGGACCCGCGGGATCCGGCTGCTCTACGAGTACGAGGTCGCCTGATGCCGTCGCCGCCCGTCCTCAGCCCGCAGTGGATCCGGTGCAGCCGCTTCGAGGCGCTGCCGGCGAACGGCGGGGCGATCACGGCCGAAAACCTGTCGGGCCGGGCGGGCATCCGGATCGCCTTCGACATCGTCCGCGAGATCAGCGGCGAGCCGAACCAGGCGACGATCACGGTCTACAACCTCGCCAGAGACACCAGGGCGCGCCTTGAGGGCCTGCGGGGGCTCCTTGCCCCCGTGCCGGTCAAGTGGAGCCTGAGCGGCCTCCTGGCGAGCGACGAGTCGCGGGGCTACACCGGCCCCGACGCGATCACGGTCGAGAAGGACCCTCCGCCGGGGACCGAACTGCCGCCGAGCGCGCCGGCGGCGTCCAAGCTCTACGGCTACGCCTACGTGCGCTTCTACGCGGGCTACGGCGGCAAGGTCGGGCAGATCTGCGAGGGGACGATGCTGGTGCCGCGGTCGACCCGCGTCGACGCGACGACCTGGGCGACGGTGCTCAAGATCGGCGACGGGTCGCTCGGGGCGGCGAAGGCCCAGGCGAACCTGTCCTTTCCGGTCGGGACCGAGATCCTTACGGTGATCCGGCACCTGCTGCGGCTGATCGGCGTCGGGACCGGCAACCTGTCGCCGGAGACCTGGGCGCGGGTGCTCGGGCAGGGGATCAAGCGGTCGGCCAACCCCTACGTGGTCAGCAGCAAGCTCGCCTGGCCCTACACGCCGAGCGGCGCGAGCGCGTGGCGCGATCTCGAGACCCTGCTCCGGCTGTCGAACGTCGGGTGGGTGATCGACATGGGGCAGTTCTACCTGCTCGAGGCGGACGGCTACCTGCTCGGCGAGGTCGTCGACCTCGGACGCCCGCTCAAGGTCGAGGACCTCGGCAACGGCACCTGGCGGGGGACGTTTTTGCTCAACAAGTCGGTGCGCCCGGGCATCCGCGTCACCCTCGACAAGACCGGGTTCGCGGGGCCATACATCGCCCGGCGCGTGCAGCACACCGGCGACACTCACGGCGGCGCCTTTCACTCGATCGTCGACTTCGCGCCGATCGACCCTCTCGGCCTCGGGCTCGACTTCCTATGAGCGCGGAAAAGACCCTGCTGCAGAACATCAAGGCGCTCGAGGACCGCGTCGCCGCGCTGATCCGCGGCCCGGCGGTGGCGCTGCTGACGAAGGTCGCGCAGCCGTGGACGAGCGGCACGCAGCAGCCGGTCGTGCGACTGCGGGCGCCGGACGGGCAGACGGTCGATCAGTCGCCGACCCCGGACGCCCCGGTGATGGTCCTCGGCGGCGGCGGCTTCGAGCTGTCGAGCTGCTTCGACCCCGGCGACGCGGTGCTGTCCATCCCGCTCGAGACCGACCACGCGAACTACCTGCAGAGCGGCAAGCCCAGCGACCCGGCGTCGCCGCGCCGACACGACCGCGGCCTCGCCGTCGCGCTCCCGTTCAGCGTCCGCAAGACGACCGCCGCGCGCGCCGGAGAGCTGTTCCTCGGGCACACCAAAGCCGGGGCGGCGCAGATCCTCGAAGTCTCGATCCGGTTCAAGCGGCTCGAGGCCAAGCTCGAGATCCGTGCGGACGGCGGGATCAAGATCGGCATCAACGCGACCCGGGGCGCCGCGCGCCTCGACGACATCATCACCCGCTCGGCCCTGATGGGGACGTGGATGAATCAGGTGACGGTCGGCCTCAACGGGCTCGCGCCCGGGTCGGTCGCGCCGTTCGTCGGCAACACCATCGGTTCGATCGGCACCGCGAGCACGATCGTGGAGGTCGAATGAGCCAGCTCAAGCTGTCGGGGGGCGACCTCGACATCACCAACGGCCGGCTGTCGGAGGTGTCCGGGCTCGAGGAGATCCGGCAGCACCTCGAGACCAGGCTCAAGACCTGGCGAGGCGAGCGCTTCTACGACGCCACCGGCGGCGTCGACTACGGAGAGGTCGTGTTCCCGGCCGAGGACCGCGACGCGGTGCTCGGAGAGCTGCGGCGCGAGGCCCTCGGCACCCCGGGCGTCACCGACGCGACGCTCGTGATCGTCAGCGACGCGCCGGGGTCGCTGCGGGTGCGAGGGACGTTCATCGCGTCGCTCACCGAGCTCGACGATCTGATCCGCGCGGAGTTCGGCCCGATCGAGATCGGCCAGGAGGCTTGAGCAGATGGCGACCCCACCGACCTACGGACTGACCGACCAGGGCTACGTCTCGCCGACCCAGGAGAAGATCCGCACCTGGCTCGCCGCCGAGTGGAAAGAGCTGTTCGGAGCAAACAGCACCGTCGAGGCGAGCTCGATCAACGGCAAGCTGATCGACTTCGCCACCCGGATCGCGGTGACATACTTCGAGGGCGGCGCCGGAGCGGCAAACGCCGGATGGTTCGCGGCGGCGCCGGGCGTCGCCCTCGAAAAGATCCTCTCGCTGTTCGCCTTCCCGCGCCTCGCCGCTTCGAGCTCGACCGTGTCGGCCGTGCTCTACGGGACCGACGCGACGGTCGTCAACGCCGGCGCGATCGCGTCCGTCGAGGTCAGCAAGGACAAGTTCTTGACGACCGCCGGCGTCACGATCGGGGACGACGATCAGATCTACGTCGTCCGGATCGGCGACGGCATCAGCCCCGGCGAGACGCCGGGCGTGACGATCGCGGGCACCCCCTACTCCTACGCGGTCGGGCTGGTCGACACCAAGACCGACATCGCGCTCGGCATCAAGGCCGCGATCGAGCTCGGCGGTGTGCAGGTCGCGGTGTTCCAGCCGGGAGACGACCCGAACGGCGACGCGCTGCTCGTGATCGAGGACAACGGGCTCGGGCCATTCACGCTGTCAGCGAGCAACGGCGGCGGCTCCGGCGACGTCGAGGCGTACAGCGCGAAGCGGGTCAACGCGGTTGCCGAGCAGACGGGCCCGCGAACAGCCTTCGCCGGCACCCTCAACACGATCGAGACGCAGGTGACGGGGTGGGACGGCGTCACCAACACCAGCGACGCGACCCTCGGTCGCAACGCCGAGACCGATGCGGCCTACCGCGCGCGGCACCGCGACCAGCTTCAGAGCAAGGGCTCGGCGTCGGTGCAGGCGATCCGCGACGCGGTCGCGCAGATCGACGGCGTCACCTACGTCGCGGTGCGCGAGAACCCCGACGACGTCGTCGACGGCGAGGGCTTGCCAGCGCACTCGATCAGGGTGACGGTGCTCGGCGGCGACTCGGTCGAGATCTGCGAGACCATCTACAAAAAGAAGGCCGCGGGCATCAAAACCTACGGCGCCTTCAACGAGGTGATCGAGGACGGCGAGGGCAACCTGATCACGATCTACTACCAGCGGCCGACCAGCCTCTACATGTGGATCCGGATCGACGTCACCGCCGGCGAGAAGTACCCGAGCAGCGGCGATCCGCTGGCGACGATCGCTGCCGCGGTTGCGCTGTGGGGCGACCTCAACATCTCGATCGGGGACGACGTCGAGCGCTTCTCCCTCGGCACGCCGATCAACACCGTCCCGGGCATCAAGTCGGCGACGATCACCCTGGGCTACACGTTCAACGAGCTCGACCCTCAGCCGCCTCTGGTCGCCGCGGACCTCGTCGTCGCCAGCACCGAGCTACCGCTGTTCGACAGCAGCCGGATTATCGTGAACCTCGTATGACGATCCCCTACGATCACAGCGCTGTTCTCGAGGACATCTGGACGCAGTTCCAGAACAGCCCGAACATCCGCGCGATCCTCGAGCGGTTCCTGGTCCAGCCCGCGAACGAGGGCGAGGCCCTGCTCGAGCTGGCGACCAAGCACAACGTCGTCGACGGCTTCGGCCTGATGCTCGACGACATCGGGGCGATGCTCGACGTGACGCGCGAAGAGCTCGGCGGCCTCAGCGACGCCGACTACATCATCGCGCTCATCGTCCGGGCGCGCTCGTCGATCAGCGCCGGCACGCTCGAGGACTTCGCGCAGCTCTTGAGGGCGATCCTCGCCAGCCACCCGCCGATCCCGATCGTCGAGTGGTTCCCGGCGGCGGTGCGCGTGTACCTGATCGGCATCACCCCCAGCCAGGGGACGCTGCTCGAGGTGCTCCTGAAGGGCGTGCTGCCGGCCGCGGGAGTGAACACGGTCCTGTCCGTCCACGACGACACCTGCATCAGCTTCAACAGCTCACACGGCCCGGTGACACAGACCGGGTGGTTTGGCAGCAGCCACGGCCCCGCGACGCTCGAGGCCGGCTGGTGCCACGCGATCAAGCTCTAACCCCAGGAGGAACCCGACATGTCCAAGCCGATCGTCGCGCCCGTCGAGTGGGCCACCAACCTCGTTCACCTCGTCGGCGACTACCCGGGCAGCAACACGAAGGTGTCGCCTGGCGCCGGCGTCGTCGCGGCGGGCCTCATCCCCGGCGACATCTTCGCGCCCACCGCCGAGGAGCTCAACGACGTCTGGAACCTGTGGACGCGCTATCTGATCTGGGTCTCGGACGGCACGAGCAACCCGATCGGCGACCCGTCGATCGTCGAGCGCGACGCGAACGGGGTGGTGTACGCGCAACAGTTCGAGGGCTACCCAGACGCCGGAGGGATCGACCTCTACGGCGTACGAGGCCGCTCCTTCGGCAACAACGCCGGGGTGCTGGGGCAGTCGGGCGCGAGCAGCCACGCCGGCGTCAGGGGCGAGAACACGGGCCTCGGGCCGGGCGGCCGGTTCGACGCCGGCGGCAACAGCGACGGGAGCTGGAACTACGGCAGCGGATCCGGATCGGGGGCGCGCGGGTTCGGCGGCACCACAGGCCCCGGGGTGCGGGGGCTCGGCGGATCCGGCGGTGGCCCGGGCGCGCGCTTCACCGGCCAGAACGCCGCGGCCGACATTGAGCTCTCGCCGAACGCGATCAACTACGGGATCCGGCTCACCCCCGGGGCGACCTGCACGGGCGGGATCTACATCCTCGGCAACGGGCAAGACGGCATCATCCTGTACCCGAGCGCGGCCAACCGAGGGATCTTCATCTCCGGCTCGCAAAACGTCGGCGTCGCCGCGGCGTTCGTACAGCAGACGGGCGCGGGCGACGGCCTGCAGATCACGGCATCCGGCCTCGGCGACGGGCACATGCTGCGGTTGACCCCGAAGGTCAACGCCTCACAGCGGGCGCCGCTGGTGCTCGACGGATCGAACGGTGGGCCCTCGAACATCGTCGCAGGCGGCTTCGGCTACGACCGCAACGCCGAGCGCTTCTACTGCGAGCGCAAGAACACTCCCGAGCGTCATTACCTGTGGGACGGGCCAAGCGGGCTCAAGCCGGCGCTCTACAACGTCACCACGCAGGTCACAAACGTGAACGCGGGCGTGCCGACGACCGCGATCACCAAGGCGATCAACCTCGGGGCGACCGAGTCGGCCTGGGTCGTCTGCCGCATGGATCTCGGCTGGACCGGCGTCGCCGGCGACGTCACCGTGACGGTCGCCTTCGACGGCGTGCAGCAATACCAGCGCGACATCTACCTCCCAGGCGGCGCGAGCGACAACGATCTCGTGAAGGCCGTCTGGACCTGGCAGGGCAGGGCGACGGCCGTGACGACCGTGACGGTGACGATCGCGCGCATCGCCGCAAACACCGTCTGGGCGCGCTTCAGAAGCCTTGTCGCGCTCGAGACGATCCGCAACGGAGATTGGATCTGATCATGCTGCAGTTCACCTTCACTCGACAGGCCATCATCGACTCGGTCGCCATGGTCCACCCCGAGGACAGCTACGCCGGCGAGGAGTACGCGGAGATCGCTTCCGTGCAGGCGGCCCGCTTCATCGGCAAGCACTTCGCCGAGAAGTGGCAGACGGGGGGTGTGGACCTCTCCGATCCCGGACAGGTGTACGCAGCCGCGCAGGCCGAGATCGCGGCGATCAGTCCGTGTCCAAACGAGGGCTGCGGCTCAAATCGCGTGGTTTTGACAACATGTCCGAACAACCTCATGCCGTTCGGCGACTTCGCGGCGCCGGGGTCGTTCTGCCGCAACTGCGACGTGCCGCATCAGTGATCGCGTGGGCGGCGCCGGGTCACTGATGATCAGAGAACTCGAACGCGGGCCTTGTCCCGGCGGGCGAGGAGATCAGGATAGGGCCTATGCGCAAGACCGCTCGAACCATCGCCATCACTCTCGCCGGCCTCGCGGCCATCACTTGCTCGGTCGGCTGCGACCCGTACATGCCTTGCGCGGATCCGAAAGACCCGTGCCCGATGGCGTACGAGTGGAAGGAGTACGGGCAGCCGAAGAAGCCGTGGATCTGCGACGCACCCTCGGCGGAGGGCGGGCAGGGCACGATGCTCTGCACGCAGTCGTGCAGCGTCCACGCCGACTGTGCCGGATCGCCGGACCCCGCGGTCAACGCGGTCGCCAGATGCGACCAGGGCGTCTGCGTGCTCGGCTGCCGGCCCGGGTGGACGTGCCCCGAGGGCACCGGTTGCGAGCCGAACGACGAGGCCAGCATCAAGGCGACCGGATACTACGGGCGCTGCTCGCAGGTGTTCGAGGGCGAGCCTGCGCCCGAACACGAGGGCGACCTCGCCTCTCCGGGCTAAAACCGCGCCAGCCACACCGCCGCGGCTAGGACGAGCCACGGGAAGATCGCCAGCCCCACGGCGATCCCCGTGGCGTAGTCGTTCCAGGCGCAGGGCGCAGCGTGGCGCTCGAGGTCAGGCAGCGGGCGGAACACCGGGTCAACCTAGCACGGAAAAAACGCGGTTGACCTGGAAAAGTGGATAGCTATTATGCCGCGCATGAGCTCGCCGATCTTGCCCGATGGGTGGCACCGCTCGCCGAACGAGGTCCGCCGCGACGACCGGCCCATGTGGGCGCTGATGTGCGCCGGCGAGCCGGCTGCGCTGGTCGAGCGCCGGGCCGAGGGCTGGCACGTGTCGGCCGCGACGACCGACCTGCGCGGGCACGCGGTCGTCGACACCTTCGAGGCCGGGCGCGCCGCGGCCGAGCTGGCGCTGCGCGAGGGCATGGCGTCGGAGGTCTGGGCGCGCGAGTTGGCGGTGCGCTGGTCCGCGGAGTTGCGCCGGACCCTGGGGGCAGCATGATCACCGACCGCGCGCAGAGGTGGCGCAGAGCGGGGCTGGCGCTACTCGGTCGAGTTGCTCGTCGAGGCCGGAGCGCCGCCGCCGGCGGACCTGAGCGCCGAGGGCCTGCGGGCGTGGCTCGGTCATGCCGTCGCCGCCGTCACCCGCCCGCTGCGCCACGGCGGCAACCACCGCTACCTCTGGGCGCTCAACAAGGCCGCGTCGCGGACGCTGCCGAAACACCTCGAGGCGCAGCGCCTCAAGGTGCAGCCGTACCCGAAGTTCACAGCTTGAGGAGACCTGAATGAAAGAGCAGATCACACAAGGCGACGAGGCGGTGCTCAAGGAGCACGGCCTCGTCGGGATGCCGCGCCCCCGCGCGGCGCGCTACCTGGATATCCACCCCGGGAAGGAATCGATCGAGCTGCGCTCGGGCCCGCTGGGACCGCCGCACGCGACGCCGGACAAGCTCATGGCGCGCTACTACGAGGAGACGATGCGGCGCGTCACGAAGCCGTCGAGCGTCCTGCGGCGGCTCGCCGGCGTCGCCTTCTGGCCCGACGAGTCGGGGCTGCTCGTCGCCCGCGTCGTCATGCGCAAGGGGGACGGGCGCATGACGACGTCGTGGGTCGGCCTCAACGCCCGCGAGATGTACGTCGCCGGAGTGATCGGGATCGGACTGACGCCCGACGCCTTGATCCGCAAGCTCGACGAGGAGGCCGGACGATGAGACGCGCGAGCGCGATGCTGATGGCTGTTGCCCTGGTCGCAGCGAGCTCGGGCCCGGGCGTGATCGGGTACGGCGCCGGGACCGGGCCGGGCGTGCGCGGGTCGTCGGGGCCGCCACCGCCGCGGCCGAAGGGGCGCCCGTCGATGCGGGGGTGCTGGAATCCGGCGGGCGGGATTGAGGCCGCCCGCCGCAACCGCCTCAAGGGGCGGAAGGGCAGGCGGAGATGAAGGCGCTGACGATTCACCAGCCGTTCGCGTCGGCGATCGGGCACGAGCAGCTCGACGCCCCGCGCAAGAACTACGAGATCCGGCCGGACCCGACGAAGTACCGCGGGCCGGTGCTGATCCACGCGGGCAAGCGACCGCCGCTCAACGCCTACGAGCTGAACCTCGGGGCGGTCGCGGTCATGGGGCCTGGCACGCCGGTGCGCACCTACGAGGAGGCGCTCTACAGCGGCTTCGTGGCGATCGCGCGGATCGCCGACTGCGAGTTCGTCACCGAGGCCAAGGGGCCGACGAGCCGGGTGCTGATCCGGATCGGCTGCAAGACCACCGAGGCGCTTGCGGACGGCTGGCGGATCCTCGGGCGCTACGCCTGGCGCCTCGAGGACATCAGGCCGCTGCCGTGGGTGCCCTACGCGCCTGGGTTCTTGGGCTTCTGGGCTGTCGAGGCGGCCCGGCTCGGAGAGCACCGGGCGACCTATGAGGCGGCCTGGAACGAGCTCGAGGGGAGGTCGGTCGCATGCGCGAGCTGACCGTGCTTCACCTGTTCTCGGGGATCGGCGGCTGCACGCGCGGGATGCAGGTCGCCGGGTTCAAGTCGGTCGGGTCGGTCGACATCGACGGCCGCGCGATCGAGCAACTCAAGCGGTGGACGGGCACGCCCGGGTACGTCGCCGACATCGCGGCGATGCAGCCGGCGGACCTGCTCGCCCTCGTGCCGCGCTCGCCCGACCTGCTCATCATGTCGCCGCCGTGCAAGTCGTTCTCCGGCTGCATGCCGGCGTCGCGGGCGGGCGAGGAGCGCTACGTCGACATGTCGCAGCTCGCGGTGCGGGCGACCTTCCTCGCGCTCGAGACCTGGCCGACGCCGCCCGGGCTGATCCTGATCGAGAACGTGCCGCGGATCCGCACCCGCGGCGCGCCGCTGCTCGAGCAGATCGTCAAGACGTTGCAGCGCTACGGCTACGAGACGAACCAGGACACGCACAACTGCCGCGAGATCGGCGGCGGCCCGCAGGACCGCGTTCGCTTCCTGCTCGTCGCGCGGCACCGCGAGCGCGTGCCAGACTTCTGGCGCAAGCCCCCGAAGCAGGCGGGCATGACGGTCGGCGACGCGCTGCTGCACCTGCCGTCGCCGGTGGCCGCGCACGGCGACCCCATGCACGCGCTGCCGCTGCTGTCGCCGCTGAACTGGCTGCGGCTGGCGGCGATCCGCGCCGGCCGTGACTGGCGCGACCTGCCCGCGGCGATCCGACTTGGCGGGGATGCCACCGCGCGGCACAGCGGGATCCTCGGAGTCGAGGGCGCCGACGCGCCCGCGCACACCGTCACGGGCAACGCGCGGACGATGGGCACATGGGGCGGGGTCGCGGACCCGCGTGTCGCTTGGGACAGATCGACGCACAAGGGCAGGCCGGACAGCTTCGGGGTCGAGCGGCTCGATCGGCCCGCGCACACGATCCGCGGCCGGCAGGAAGTGCAGACATCGCGCCGATCGGTCGTCGACCCGCGCCTCGCCGAGCGCGCCGGCCGGCAGAACGGCGGCTTTGGCGTCGAGGCGGCCGACCGGCCCGCGCACGCGGTTCTCGCGGAGGGGACGACGCGGAACACCCGCGCGAGCGTCGCCGACCCGCGGCTGACCTGCTCGCCCCGCGCCGGCGCCTACGGCGTCCAGGACCCCGGCGAGGCCGCGGGCGCCGTGCTCGGCCACCACAGCCACGACAACGCCGCCGGCAGCCTGGCCGACCCCAGGCTCGCGCACGAGCCCCACCGCGGCGCCTACGGCGTCGTCGAGCTCGTCGGCGCTGCGCCGACCGTGCGCGGGCACCAGGACGTGCGGCAGGCGCCCGGCGCCGTCGTCGATGCCCGCGGCTGGCCGGTGGCGACGCACGTGCTCGCGGTCGAGGGGGACGAGCTGGTGCTCTACGGCCCGGCGATCGACCTCACGAGCAAGCGGCCCTGCCTGCTCGTGATCGAGACCTTCGTCGACGACCCGACCGCCGAGCGCGGCGTGTGGCACCGCCCGATGACGCCGCGCGAGCTGTTCTCGCTGCAGGACGGCGACGAGTCGTTCGTCGTCGAGGGCCCGCGCTCGAGCTCGAAAACGCAGGCGGGGATCATCGAGTGGATCGGCAACATGATCCCGGTGCGCACCGCGACGGCGATCGGCCTCGCGGCGAAGGCGTGCCTGCTGTCGACGCAGTCGGCGGGGTTCTTGCGCGGGCAAGACGTGTGGGTCGCGCCCAAAAAAGAACAGGCGCCGTCGCCGGCGCCTGAACATGCGGGCGAGCCCGCGGTATGACCGAAAGGTCAGACGACGACGGCGACGGCCTTGGTGGCCGCGAGGACGTAGAGGTCGCCGGCGACGAGGCCGCCGCCGAGGGCCGCCGCGTTGTTGGCGTACTCGGTCAGGCCGAGACGGACCTTGCCGGCGCTGACCGTCAGCCCGCCCGCGGTGACGGTCAGGCCGCCGGAGGAGATCGTCAGCCCCTTGGTGCTGGTGAGGGCACCGGTCGTCGCGCTGAACGACAGCTTGCCGACCTCGGCCCCGTCCGAGTCGTTCTGCACGAGCTCGAGGGCCTCGCCGGTGGTGAGGCCGAGGCGGGCGCGCTCGACGGCGCCGACCTTGATCGACAGCAGGCCGGTGCCGCCGTCGCTCTTGACGAGCGAGATCGACGGCGAGCCGGTGCCGTCGCCGAGGGCGAGCGACTGCTTGCCGAGGCCCGAGAGGTCGATCTTGATCTGGCCGGGGGCGGCGACGGACGCGGCGGAGTCGTCGACGACGATGAGGGAGATGTTCTGAGGTGCGAGGGTGCGGGTTGTCATGGCCGGCGCAGGCTAGCGCCGCGAGCGTCCTTCGCGCGAGAAAGTTCCACCCGGCCGACGCGCGGCGACCGGGCGGAGAGAGACGGCCGCGCCACCGACCATCTGTGATGCCATCTATGAGTTTTTTCCGCGTGCCGCCCCCCTATCCCCCACCCCCGCCGGCGCTCGCCCGCGACCACCTCACGCAGTACCGCCAGGAGAAGGCCGACCCGACCGCCGCCGGGATCGTGTTCGTGCGGGATCACCCGCCCGCCTGGCCGCCGACCCTCGGCTCGGGCGCCTGGATGGTGCAGTCGGGCGACCTCGGCCTCGCCGACGTTGCCGAACCCGGCAAGACCTACACGGTCGCGGTGTTCGGCCCCGGCCGAGCCGGCAAGGTCGCCCTCGGCTCCGACTCGCTGTTCCTGTGGGCCTACGAGGCCAGCGGCCCGGGCGGGCTCGTCAGACCGACCGTCGCCCGCCTGTGCGCGTTCGTAGCGATCGGCCCGAACTGGCACCCGCTCATCGACCCGGCGGCGGCCGCGGCGCTTCACCGCCAAGCCCTCGCCCGTCGTCCCGAGGGCCTCGCCCCGCTCGAGGTCGCATGACCGTCCGGGGCAAGAAGCCGCTCGCGGCCTACCTGCGCCGGGTCGCCAAGCGCCTCGAGGCCGCCGCCGAGTTCTGGTCGCTCGCCGCCGAGGCCGCCGACTGGCCGAACCCCGCCAAGCGCCTCGTGCAGCAGGCCCGGGCCGCCCGCCGGGAGGCGACCGCCCTGCGGGCCTGGGCCGCCGACCTCGCCCGGGAGACGAGGCCCCGATGACCACCCGCCGACCATCACAGATGGACGTCGCCCGGGCGATCAGACATGTCCTCGCCGCCACCGGCGCGACCCCGGCCCGGGTCGCCCGCGGGGCCGGCTTGTCGACCTCGTACCTGGGCGCCCTCACCCGCGGCGAGCGGATCCCGAGCCTCCCGACGCTCCTCGCGGCGGCCCGGGAGCGGGTGAGCACCGACGTCGGGGACGAGCGGCGACCGACCATCACAGATCGATCTGTCATGGCGACCGGCGGCGCGCCCGCCTCGCCGACCGCCACCCCGCGCCGACCATCATAGATGGCATCAGTGATGTCACCGCCGGCCGCCCGTTGACCGCGCCCCGCGCACCGATCCACAAGCCGACGACGCGCTCACCATGGCCCCGCGTCCGCCACAACCGCCCACGCGCACGGGATCGCTATCCGGTGCGGCCGCGGCTGCCGCGAAGCGGTCGGCCGAAGGATCGGCGCCGGCGGCGGGGCGGTCGTGGCTGAACTCGTGGGATCCGACGCACGAGCCGCCCGAGGACCTCATCGCCGAGATCGTGCGGTCGATCGAGGAGGACGGCCTGCCGCAGATGGACGCCGCCGCCGCGTCCGGGGTCAGCGGGTCGCTGTTCTCGAAGTGGATGCGGCTCGGCGAGGCGAACGCCCGTCTCGCGCAGACCGAGGGCGGCGAGGTGCCGCTCGACTGGCGCGGGCAGCTCTACCTGCGGGTGCGGAAGGCGACGGCCAACCACAAGCGCGGCGTCGTCAAGACGCTCGCGCGCGCCGCGAGGAACGATCCTGAGATCGGCGTGAAGTACCTGCCGCTGCGGTTCGGGGGCGGCTCGGGCCACGCGCGATCTGTGATCGGGTCTGACATCCCCGACCAGGAGGCCGCAGCCGCAGGCCCCGAACACATGAGCGACGAGGACCTGCTCGCGCTGCTCGAGCAGACGATCGGCGCCGCGGTGGCCGCCGCCGCGGTGGAAAACAGCGACGGGGGACTTGCGCCGGGCATAACCTCTGACTAATGTTCGAACAAATGGAACAGACAGAAGAGGGGCGAGTTTTGTTGCTGAGGTCGTGCAGGGCCGACTTTACCGCGCACGGCGGCTATCGTTGGCCGAACGAGGTTGGCGCGGAATGCAGGCCGGAGCGCTGGGATCCGCGGCCGGTCTGCGGAGATGGCCTGCATGGGTTCTTGCATGGTGAGGGTGATGCGGGGCTTGCCGACTGGTCCGAGACAGCACAGTGGTTGGTCTTTTCTGCTGCTACCGCTGACATGGTGGTGATCGACAGTTGCAAGGCCAAGGTCGCAGTCGCGCGGGTCGAGTACGTTGGAAAGGGCGAGAATGCGGGGGATCGCCTCCGCGACTGCCTTGCGTTCATGGCTGCAGCGGGGCAACTCGGGGCGCTGGCGATGGGGGTTGTTAGAGAGGGCGGCGCCCGGTCGACGCTCACCGGCGGCTACGGGTCGACGCTCACCGGCGGCGACGGGTCGACGCTCACCGGCGGC